TTATGAAAGCATAGACCGTTTACCCTCCCTGGATACGACGGAACAGGGGTCCTGATGGATAATCACATCCGATCCCGGAAAACGCCGTAAAATAGCCTGCTCTACCTGATCCGCCACCATATGTGCCTGAACCAAAGGCAGAGAGTCTTCCATTTCCAAATGAATCTGAATAAAGCGGGTCGGCCCTGACTGCCGCGTGCGAAGATCGTGAGCGCCGCTAACACCCGGCCAGGAAGTCACGATATCAATAATTTCTTGCCGTTCCTCATCAGGCAATGCGCGATCCAGTAATGACTGTACCGCCTCATATCCCATGCGTAACGCGCTATATAAAATATAGATGCCGATCCCCAATGCAAACAGAGCATCGGCGCGATGCCAGCCGTACCAGGACAACCCCAGCGCCAGCAGAATTGCGCCGTTCATCATAACATCAGACTGGTAATGTAGCATATCAGCCCGCACCGCCTGGCTTTGCGTCCGGCGCACCACCCAACGCTGAAACGAGACAAGGATAATCGTACAAATTAGCGCCACAATTGTCACGATAACCCCGACGCCTGGATCTGTCATCGGTGTTGGAGATACCAGATGTTGAATACCCGTCAAAAACAGGAATAGTGCCGAACCGGAGATAAACATACTTTGCGCCAGCGCCGCGAGGGACTCAGCTTTACCGTGACCAAACGAGTGATTATCGTCGGCAGGTTGCAGGGAATATCGCACCACCAGTAAATTCGTCAACGACGCACCGATATCCACCAGCGAATCCACCAGCGCGGCGAGAATACTCACCGACCCGGTATACCACCATGCAAAAATTTTAATCAGCAATAGCAGCGAAGCCATCGCCGTCGCAGCAATCGCCGCCCGACTGACCAGCCGTCCATAAGATTGATTCATAAATACTCCCGCTATCAACTGACGGTAGTATAACGGAAGCAAATCATCTGCAATGCATTAAGCAGCAGGCAAATTGAGGATAAAAAAAACCCCCACATCATGTGGGGGAAGACAGGGATGGTGTCACAAAAAAGCACCTAACCTGATGATATAAATGGATTTATATCAAACACTGTCCACATAGCGTCCACATCGACTACTGAAAGCCCCTAAGCACATGGGGCTTTATTTTTCCTCTTTTTGGAGGTATGAATTTTACTCAACCAAATGTTTATTAAGGATTTTCTATGGCAACTCTTAAATCAGTGATGGCAATAGCCACCTTAATAATTTCACTCAACGCAAACGCGAATGATATTAAAACCCTTCAAAAGCAGCTTAAACCATGGCAACCCCTAGAAATCACGAATAAAAACAACTCGCTTACGGTGGTGCTTCCTGGCAAAGAAATCTCTCCTGACGCCTACAACAACCTGATTATGACTGGTGTATGCGCACCAGTCTGGACAAAAGACACGCCTGTTTCATATCTCAAAAAAATCAAAGAAATAAGCATAGTTAATCAATATAAATCCATCGGTTATGTTTTTTCCGAACCATTAAAAACATGCAATGAAATAGGTTCGTTGACGCCTAAACAGGGGCAAGTGTTACTTTCATCCCAAACACGTCTTTACACAGGGAAATAAGCTCCTAAACAAAGTTGAAAGCCCCTCGACTGAGGGGCTTCCTGTTTGTAATTACATCCACATAATTTGCTGCCCTGACGGCAACGGGTGCGGCCTTACGGCGTGGACTTCTCCCGGCTTCACGATGTATCGCTGTACCGACTCATAAGTGATGAACGTGGCACTACAATTCACGTTCTGGCACTGATGATAACGCTCTTTTGTCGTGTCAGTGATATAGCGGCTTGTACGCGCATGTGCGGCATGCTGGCATAAAGGACAATGAAACATCGCGAGCACCTCTTCCGGTTTTGTTGATGGTGCCATTTTAGTTAAATTATCCTTATAAAACAAACAGATAAAATAAAAACATCACTCATCATCTTCTGTTTCGTACTCCACATCAGAAAGCCTGACCTCAAGCTCTAAGGACGTCGTGAAGCCGCTATTATTCAGAAAATGTGTCACCTTAGTGATTGTCCAGTCCTGCTCGTCTATGACGCGCTTAAAGCCTGACACCTTAACCGGTGTTTCCGTGTAAATATCTGCCCGACCGGTAGCCAGGCTGATGGAGAACTCCGCAACGCCCCGTTGCAGTTTATCCCACTTCGCCTGAGCGGCACGCATGGCCTGCGCTTTTGTGGCATATACCGTGGTCAGGGCAAAAACGTTGTCAGCTTCACCTGCCATGTATTCACCTTCGCGCGCTTCCGGTGCTTTTGGCGCTTTCTTCTGCGTGACCGGTTTCGCTTTCGGGTGCTCCAGTGCGCGCAGGTGTTTCTCTTTCTTTTTGCGTTTCAGTTTTACCTTCTGCTTTTGCGGCTTCGGGTCTTTGGTGTGTAACCACTTTGCCGTTACGCCGGTGTAAGCTCCACGGTCAGCAATCGCAAAATGATGACGGTCGCCGTCGCTGCGGGTGATGGTAATCTGCGGGATTTTTTTACCGCTGGCCGTCACCCCCTGCCCCGCTTTGAGAAACAGCAGTTTTCCCATTTTTACCGACACCTCACCGCCGTTGCGTTCAGCAAGGCGGGTCAGGAATTTCGCATCAGACTCCTGCGACTGGTCGATGTGCGGAATTTTAATTCCGGCCAGTGACGGAGCGACACTGGCTTCCAGCCTGTTACGGGAGGCTATCGCCTCAACAATCGCGCCGAGCGTGGTGTCATGCCAGGAGCCTTCCCGGCGGGAATTAAGCGTCCCGCGGAAATCTGCACTCCGGGCGCGGATGGTAACCACATCCGGAGCGCCCCGGTGTTCAACCTCATCAACGGTAAATTTCCCTTTGCATACCAGGGCAAAACCTTTCCAGCCGATATACACCGTCAGGACAGCTCCACGAATCGGTAGCCCGACCTGCCCGTCGGCGTCGTTCAGTTCAATATCAAGCTGGTCAGCCTCAAAGCCCCGGTTATCCGTCAGGGTCATGCTCATCAGACGGTCGCTGATATTGCCGGTAATATCCCTGCTGTCGAGCATCAGCATGTAATCCGGCGTCAGCGTACTGCCTGCATCAAATGTCAGCGTATCCAGCATTATCCCGCCCCCGTCATACCCGTGAATCTGGTCGCCATACTGCCAGCCTTACCGATGAGCGATTCCGCCTGTTTACCGATATCGCCATAAAGCGCGGCCAGTGATTCATCAACGCGGGTGAGCGACAGCGTAAAATCAATTTTTCGGGGTGTGCCGTCTGCAAAGAAAATACTCCCTGTTTCACTCACCTTACTGATGACATACATGCCGTAAATCATGCCGGTGCCATCCAGCAACGGCCACGCCCGACCTTCCTCTGCCATCAGCCTGAGCGTGGTCATCGTCAGCTTGCCGCCGGTCAGTTCGGGATAAAGCACACCGGCCAGCGTGATGTTTTCCTCACCCACACCGAGAAACTGAAAGGCATCCCGTTTGCCGATACGGGAATTTGACGGCCAGCGATAATCTGATTCACGCTGCATGGTCTGGTGTGGCAGTGTCTGGCGCATAAAAACAAACATACCTAACGCGAGCATCATTTTTCGTCACCTCCTTAACCGTCATGCATCATGCTGGCACGGGCGCGCGCACGTTTATCCCGCTCGTATTTTTCGAGCGCATCCTGTAACTGGCGGTCGAGCTGTGTCCCCGGCGCAGTCCCCCCCGTCAGGCTGATGTGATATTCGTTTTTACTCTGGTCCACATAAGAGCGGCCAGCCGGTGCCGTGACCGGCTGATAAGCCTGATAGCCTGCATAAGAGCTGGTCGCCGGAATATAACCACCGCTGCCATACGTGGCGGCTTGAGTTCTGGCGGCGGTCTGGTCAAGTGTGTCTGACTCTTTGTTGATAACACCGAGTTTTTCCAGTACCCAGTCAATACCGCTGCGCAGTTTGTTGAACGCATTAAGCGGCAGCATCAGCGCGTCAGCCAGTGCCTGCCCGAACATGACCCCCGTGTCACGGCAACTGTTCAGGGTGTCCTGAGTGGCTTTGACCGGGGCAATCAGGTTTTTAAACCACTGCCACGCGGCCTGTAACTTTTCGCCCAGCCAGTCGAACACCGGCTTAAGTGGCGAGAACAGCTCCCCCACCGGCGCAAATGCCGCTTTCAGCCCTTCCACCACACCGCCAAAGAATGCGCTGACAGGCTCCCAGTATTTACGGATAAGCAACGCCCCGGCGACAATGGCGGCCACCACGGCCACAACCGGCCAGCTAATCGCCCCGATGGCGGTCATAACAGCACTGCCAACCGTCGTGAAGACTGCCCCCATTGCGCCTGCTGCCGCGATGATGGCATTGATGCCAGTGATAACCGGCCAGGCTACAAGACCAATGGCACCGATGATGCCAATAAGCGCCAGCGCGCCACCGACAATGAGGCCGATGGTTGACGCCAGTGATTTGTTTTTCTGGATCCAGCCGTCGAGTTTTAACACATACTTTGTGGCCGTCTGCGTGAGCTTACGCAGTGCGCCTTCCTGCTGGTCAAACAGGTCTGTCCCCACCGCCTCATAAGCGGACTGAAACTCCTTAAAGTCACCGCCGAGGTTGTCCTGCATGATATTTACCAGCTCGGCAGTCTTCCCGTCTGAGGCTTTAAACGCAGCGGTCAGTTTGTCCAGCTTTCCGGTTGAGGCGGCAGTCATCAGCACGGCGGCGGCTGAGCTGGCCTCCTCCCCGAAAATAGTTTTCATGTATTCAGCCTGCTGGGCAGTACCGAGCCGGTTTTTCTCAAAACTGGCCTGCATTTCTTTCAGAATGGTAAATATTGGCCGGGTGTTTCCCTTGCTGTCTGAGGTTTTCACTCCAAGCTCTTTGAGTGCATCCCATGCTTTTCCCGTCGGTGCCTGCAGGCGGCTTAACACGGCACGGCTTCCCGTCCCCGCCATTGAGCCTGTGATTTTTGCATCATGCAGCGCCCCGACCATTGCGGCGGTTTCTTCAATGCTGACACCGGCATTTTTTGCCACAGGTGCGGCATAGGTCAGCGCATCGCTCATGCCGTCAAAATCGGCGGCGGTTTTGTTCATCGTCATGGAGAGAACATCCCCGATATGAGCGACCTTATCGTTTGAAAGCTGAAAGGCGGATTTCATCCCCATCAGCAGGGCGGCGTTTTCTTCCATCGTGCGGCGGTTCGCCAGCGCCATATTCAGCGTGACCGGCGTTGCCGCCTGAATGGCATCAACATCCCCACCCGCTTTCGCGATGATTATCTGTGCACCGGCCGCATCATCCGCCGAGGCGGCGGTATTGTCGCCGAGCTGGCGCGCCTGTTTGCGTAGTGCGGTCATTTCGGCGGAGTCTTTTGCCACTCCGAGCACGGCCTGCAATTCTGAGTTTTTCTGAGCAAACTCATAACCGGGCATCAGCAACTTAACTCCGGCCATCGTTCCCGCCGCCGCAATCCCCACACCGGCAGCGCCCACTGAGGCCATATTTCCTGCCAGTTCCTTTCCGGCCTGATAACGCTGTTTTACTGCGTTAAGTTTTGCCTGTTGTGCACTGACACGCGCCAGTGCGTCACGCTGACGGTTAAGCTGTGCGGTGGTTTCACTGATACGGTTTTTCAGTCCCTGCTCATCATGTGCAAGATTGCGGGTATTAATTCCCACAACGGCCAGTTCCCGCTGCTGGCGTTTAACGGAATCCGTCAGGCGGTTATATTTCGCCTGTAAGTCCTCCGCCGCACGCTTTGCGGATTCCAGCACTTTCGCCTGAGCACGGGTCGGACGTTCGGTGTTTTTAAACTGTGTGGCAAGGGCTTCGGCCTCCTGCCGAGCCTTTTCAAGTGCATGACCAGTCACGGCGAGCTGTGCACTGGTCTTGCGAAATCCCTCAATACGGGATGCCTGACCGTTCAGCTCGCGCAGTGATTTTTGTGTTTCCCGGATATCCCCCGACAGCGATTTGCTCGCTGTGCGGATGGATTTAAACGGGCGGGATGCCTGGTCAACAGCCCTGAGCAATACCTGTAATTTTACATTGTTACTCATTCGTGTTTCCGCTTCGCCGGAGCGCCTTTTCGCGCCATGTGATGAGTTCGGTCAGGCTCATGGGATATAGTTCTGATGGCGGCCAGTGAAATATCACTGCCACATCCGCCATCAGGTCATCGACCGAGAGATTTTTCGGAAACGTCACTGCACCGAGTTCGGCGACAAAAAACCGACCACCTTACCGGCCAGCGCCACAAGGTCAGGCAGTTCCAGCGCGGCGACTTCCTGCTCGGTCAGCATCGGTGCCGTCATGCGCGGCAGCACCTTAATCAGTGCATCGACTTCAGAGTTCGCGACCGCAGCCAGACTGACACCGCGCAGCGTCCCGGCATTGGGTTTCATCAGCGTGACCTGTTCGATAACCTGCTCACCACGCTTGACCGGATTGTCCAGGGTAATCACATTTTCTTTGTTCATGGTTTTCTCACTTCTGAATCAGGGTTAACCGGTCAGCCTGGCTGACCGGATGAAAATCACAGGCCGATATTGCGGCGGTGTTGCTCCAGTCGGTCGACGCCGTTCACCTTCTCAATCATGTTGATGGTGTCGATTTCGACCAGCTCCTTACCGTCCATCGTCAGCCGGAAATAGGTGCAGACCACGGAGATTTTCGACTCAGTGTCTTCTCCCTGTTTCCCCTCGCCGGTGTCGATTTCTTTCTGACGGCCACGCATGACCACCTCGACGGCCACCGTTTCGCCGGTATCGTCGCGCTGGTAAGAGCCTGCAAAACGAATCGGCACGGCATCCACACCGGTTGCGGCGTAAAGCTCCCAGATAACCGAATCCGGGAAGCCCCCGAGCGACCACTCCATTGACAGCGCATCGTCATCAAGGCCGAGGTCTACCGGTGCGCTGCCGTTCATCCCCGCACCGCGATAGTTTTCGAGCTTACGGGTCAGTTTTGGCAGCGTGACGGACTTTGCAACGCCCTGATAGCTGTAGCCGTTCAGAAAGACGTTCATTAACTTGAGTTTGCGCGGCATTGCCATCGGTCAGGCTCCTTAATTGCTGTTAACCGAGGTGACCAGATTTGCCAGGTATTTATCGGTAATACGCTGGCGCAGGGTCAGGTTTTCAAGAGGAGGCACCGGGGTATAGTCGTAGTCGATATACAGTTTTCCGGCCTTGAGGGTTTCCGCATCGTTGGATTCTTCGCTGAACCAGCAGGTCGCATCCACGATATAGCCGTTTGTTTTCAGCTCACGGAATTTGGCATTAATGCCGTCAACGATGTCGCGAATCAGCGTTGCGGTGATGGGCTTATCCACCGCCCACATGTGCGCCTCAGCCATCGTGTCGGCCAGCACCTGCGCGGTGCGGGTGTAGTTTTCAAAGAGGAACAGCGGGTCATCGGAGCAGGTACGGTTACCCCAGAAGCGGAAACCGTCGCGGCGAATCAGCGTTGTGACGCCTGACTCGTTAAGCAGGTCAGCATCGGTGCCGGACTCCTGCAAATCCCAGAATACAGAGGCGCTGATGCCGGTAACACCGTTCACCCCAACGTTGGACAGCGTTTTATGCCAGCCCTGCTCCTGGTCGATTTTAGCGCGCAGACCCAGCGCACGGGCGGTGGCATACGCGGTGGCGGTGGTACTGGTGACCGTATCCCATGCGAGGAAATCCGGCCAGATGACCATCAGCTCACGCTGGCTGAAATTCTGGCGGTAGGCTTTCACCTCGGAAATGGTCTTACATCCCCATGCGCTGATATACCCGAAAGCACGCAGCTTCTGACAGACTGATGCCAGTGCAACAGCCACCTCTTTGGTGTCCAGTCCCGGCACGCCGAGAATACGCGGTTTAACACCAGTTACCGACTCCGCCGCCAGCAGGGCTTTCAGTCCGGTGTACTGACCGTTTTCGTCGGTGGTGCCGATGATATTGGAAACGGTCTGCGCGAGTTTCGTTTCCTCGTCGTCGCCGGTGCCGTCTTCCACACGCACGACAACGGTGACCGGTTTTGACTGGTCGGCGATAGCCTGCAACGATGCCGCCAGCGTGCCTTTTTTACCGGCCTTTGCAATCGCGCTCTGCACATTGGTAATCAGCACCGGTTTATTGAGGGGGAAGGTTTCCGCATCCGCATCGCTGGCCGTGCAGACCATGCCGACAATGGCGGTGGATACGGTGGAAATGACGCGGGTGCCGTCGTTAATCTCCAGCACCTGCACGCCATGATGATAGTCGCTCATCCGTTTAACTCCGTGGTTAATGGGTGCAACTATTTTCTGTTGGGCAGTGCATGAGACGCTATTTGACCTGGCTGGTCAGTGGATGAAACAACAGATAAAGAAAAGGCGGGCAATCAGCCCGCCCGTCCTGATTTGTACTCGCTCAGTTTCCAACTGACAATTTACGTAGCCAAAACGCTATCAGCTCTGACAGCCAGCTTTGAGCGAGTCGAAAAAGTTCATACCTTTCTGCTGGTGAAAGTTTAACTAACAGTTCAACCTATCAATTAATTGATGAACAGGTTGAGGCGTTTTTAATATCTCTGCGTCATCTGAGACGATTTTGCGCTACAGGATTTACGGCTTATCTGGGGGCATTCTTGAGCCCTGACTCCTCTGAAAACATAATTAGGCCATACCTGTGACCTGCTCTTCGTTGGTAAGGTTAGCGAATATTAATCTGAGTCCATTTTCCCAAACTCTGTCAGGCCGAAAACGGAGCTACCAGAAACATGAGCTTGTAAGCCCGCTTCCTGCATGTCACTTAATTCAACTTCTTGGCTATCCTCTAATCCGATAGAGAACATGGGATAGGCCCAGTTCCAATTCGGATCAGGAACCAAACTATTATTCTCTATCTTGAAAAAGCTGACCATGAGATGATGCCTTCCCTGTATCGCCTCTTCATCATTGATGTTGACCAGTACACCAAAGTGCTTGTAGCCGGCTTGTCCATTCTCGAACATTTTTATCTTGGTGCCGTTTCTGAACATCCAAAAAGAATGATTTCCAGTGGAATCAGCGACCTGCAAGTTATCTTCGTCAATTTCCCAATTAAGATATTGTTTGATATCAGACTTTGGTTTGAGTTTTTCGTCATTACTAAACCATTGTATTGCCGGAAGTGGAAGGTGAAGACCTTCCGGCTGGGGAGGCTGACCTGCAGCAATGGAATGCATGATCTCTGTCATTGATGGAAGCCCCATCAAATGCCATACATCATGGATATCCTTTTTAAGTATAAGAAGCCCTTTGGATACACCATCCGCGTAAGTTGACTTTAAGCGGACTAGTATGTCCTTGTTACCATCTTTGTCGAGGTCTTCAATGTTTACTGAAGAAGCCACAACCTCGTCGTCCCCTGCGTCTGGGATGATTGCCCAATACCCAATATCGTAGAATCCAGGTCTGCCAACCACCTTATCTATCAAACTCTGTCCAGAGGGCTCGAAGACCATCAGGAAACGGCTAAGGGCACCATTTGTGCTCACAGTTCTTCCGTAGACTACAACGGAGTTTGAGGTGCTTAGATCGAGAGACTCGCTAGCCACTGAGTCAAACGCCACTGAGTCCAAATGTGTGGCAAGCTGCTGCTGGATGCACTCCCGAGCCATTTCAACTAATTTTTCGCGAACATCAGCAGATCGTATTGGCTGTGAAGTGAAATGGAAAAGCCCTACTGTAGCCGCTATGCCTATTATTCCCGAAATAACGGTACTTAGAACCTGCTCCTTTACCACTTTCACAACTTTCATCAATAGCTTCTTCAACTTCACTTCAGGCACCTAAATACTATTAAACTTGTCATGGGAAAATCCGATTATTATTGTAGAGAACAACAAAAACTGGCCTCGATTTTAGAGTTTTTCCAGTATCTATTTTCCGACTCGTTCGGCGGTAATCCACCGTTATATTCATGAGGCCGGGGTGCACTATAATATTCAACTATATACTCTGTTTGTAGTGGCACATTAAATTTGGTGACAGATATGCATCACGTCCGCTCCTAGCACAGAGCGGACAGTCAGATTAGGTTTTACTCTGTGCCATAGATGAGTAATCTCACACCAGAGCTAATACGATTTATTGCGGCATTTCAGGCCATTCTATATCCGGAGCATTTTCCGGCTGAACGCGATTAAGTAGCACACGGTATTTTTTCCAGTGTGTCAGGCTTAACTTTTCTTCCTCGGTAGCCATATCTAAATCGACAGCATCCTGCAGCATGGCAATGATTTCACCTGCATATGCAATCTGCTCTTTCTTCTGAGACTCAGCCGCTCTGACAAGTGCATCACGCTCTGCATTCTCATCATTCACCCACGCATTTCCGTTCCATTTCTGATAATCCCCCTCCGGGGAAATGGCTGTCACGTCTGGAGGTAATGCGCCAAGTTCAGAAATATAAATGGCTGCTCCCGTTTTCGTTTCGTAGACAGTCTTTCCGCGATGATCTTCCATCAACTCCCATTTCATTTCATCTGCATTGAAAACGGCTGCATAACCAGCAGGAATATCAGGTGGTGCAATATCTGTACTGTTTGCAGGCAGGCCAGTATACGGCGGAATATATGCATCACTTTCGCCAATAAACTCATTGGTTCCATCAAGTAAATTGAAAACGCGGATAGTTTGTGCTTCTGCACTCATTCTGAAAGCCATTATGCAAGCCTCACAATATAGTTAAATGCGATGTTTTTGACGGTGTTTTCGGTATTGCCAGTAGCATTTACGGTAATGGAATGCCCGTGTGAGCCAATAGCAACAGTGTGTGAATGTGCACCAATACCAACAGTATGGTTATGTGCTCCAATGTCGACTGTATGTGCATGATTGCCTGATGAACTTGTAGTCGTAGCACCTTTATCACTTCGCGGAACACCATAATCTGCACCGCCTGATTGCACGCTCACAGCAAAACCGACGGTATGTGTATGATTGCCAGAAGTATTGGTTGATTTTGTGCCGTGGTTAAACGTACTGACTGTTTTTGTCCCGTAATCAAATGAACTGGTCGTTTTCGTTCCTAAGTCCGTATTTGACGCACTGGCGCTGTGAGTATGCGATTTAATCCCGTCCTGTTCCTGTGACAATACGGCACGCCCACTGGCGGGTTTGCCCTTGATTGTCCAGCCGCGCATATCTGGAATAACACCAGAAGGATAGGCAATAGCCAGTTTCGGATATGCTGCCTTATCAAACGTCTGTCCCTGCATGATTGCATAGCCTGCAGGCGGTGTATCTGATGGCCATGGCAGCGGAACACCTGGCGGAAATACTTCAATATTTGCCGAGCCGTCAAATTTCACGCCGTTAATTGTCCTTGCCGTTTTCAGCTTTGTTGCTGTAGCCGCATTGCCGGACAGTTCGCCTGAAAGACCACCGCTGAATGTCTGTTTCGCCGCCCATGTCTGAGCTTCGTCGATAATTGGCACACGTCTTGTCGTGATCGTGCGGCTTCCCGGATTTCCTGAAATACGCACCATAAAAAAGCGGTAATTCGCTTTACTTACAGTGCTGCGCCATACATGCATTGAGCGCCCCGTACCGGAATCATCACTCGGACCAACTGCGATGTTTATCAGGTTGCCATCAATGACGCCCCAGTCCATACCGTCGGGAATGTTGGTCATGTTATCAAGCCGAACGGTTATCAGACTGCCCGGCACAAAGTCGTGGGTCTGCCAGTCCAGGCTGGTGAGCTTTGCCACTGCACCGCCGATACCCAGATTCAGGGGAAGTGAATACGAGGTGTAGACTTCCCGCCATTCGCTCCACGAGCTGCCGGTATAGACGCGCTCAAACGTGCGACCTTTAAGGGTTGCACCTGTTCCGGCAGTTGTATAACGCTGCCATACGTTAACACCATCAAAGCGCCTCAACACTTCCAGAATACCGAGGACTGTCACGCCGTTTCCGTCCAGTATTGGACCGTTGGTCGCTTTACCTGTAACGCTGTAAATACCTGGTGAAGTCACATCATTCAAATCCCCGTCGTAATAACGACTCTCTGACTGATGACCAACTCTTAACCACGGTTCCCACTGCGGATTTGATGCATCCCAGCTTGCCGCAAGGCAGCGGACGTACATATTTCCACGGCGAGTGGTATAACGTTGCGTTCTTCCATAATTCCCGCCTTCGAGGATCTCAAGCGTCCCCTGAGCAAAGCCGCCTTCCTCTGGATAATTGCGTTCATATGAAGCTATAGCCGAGCTACTGTTACGCCATAAACCAAGATGCTCGGCGGCTCCAAGCGTATTCAGGTCTATAGTCGTACTCAAAGGGCGGGTCGCTGATTGAGTGTGACGCCATACGCCCCACGGACCATCAGTGCCATTCCACTTATTGGCGAGTTTACGCATGTATACATTGCCGTCTCTTGTGGTAAAGCGTTGCGTACCTGCAAAATTGCCGGCAGCAAAAACCTCAAGCACACCGACAGCATTATCTTCCGGGAAATTTTTCTCCAGTGTTGCGTTGGTGGATGTTGCTTTAGACCAGATACCTGAATAAGCCTTAACAGGACCAAACGTATTCAGATCAGCATCAACCGGCATTTCGCCATTGTTTTTCATAAACGTCAGGCTGGTAACGCCAACATTGTCCAGAAAAGCTGATTTATCCTGGATATCTGCACCGTTCTGATTTTTCGCCAGACGTGAATTTGCGTTGTCATTCGCAGCCTTGACCGCTTTTGGCGTTGCCGCCAGTGACTCACTGGTGCTGTTTGTTGCACTGCTTAACTGAGTAAAACCTTTCTCTGTCAGCGTGGCGTCAGGATGGCGGCGGGACTGCTCATGCTCTGCGATTTTGTCATCGACGTAATCCTGCGTCGCCATCACTGTGCTGGCATCAATACTCAGCTCAACGGACGCCACGTTACTGAGAATAATAACCATGCGGCAGGTCTGCGCACGTCCGGAGCCTTCAGCCAGTTCTGGCTTATAGCTTTCTGCCATGTTGGATACCGCAATCAGTGTTCCGGCATCATCATACAGACCAAGCTCACGCATCCAGAAGCCGCCCACTTCTGGCGGAACAACCAGTTCAGCCACGATATAGTTTTTATTCTTGTTATCCACACTGACTTTATTCAGAGCGTGACGCCAGACTTCATGCACCAGTTTCGTCTGACCGGCATCCGGCACCGGCAATTGGCCATTACCGTCACCCACAGCCATTGCAGACAGGTTTACTTTTTTCCCGCCGGGAACAGTAGCGGCTGCCAGCTTCGCGGCTCCGGCAGTAGTGATAACGGTTTTAAATTTCGTGCTCATTGTTTCTCACTTATCCGGGATAAACAGTAATAACATCACCATCACAGACCACACCGCCTGTATACAGATAGCCGGGAATGTCCTGGATAATGTTCAGACCGATAAGGTGGCGACTTGCGGGTTTGGCATCGGCAATCAGCCGTTCCATTTCCAGATACATCTCCTCCGTGATGCCGCTTTCCAGCACACCGATATCAAGGCGAAAGGTTCCGGGCGGGTCGTTTGTCTCCCACCATTCCTTTACGTTAATGAGATAGCCGAGCGGCTCCACCACACGCCGGATTGCGCCGATAGTGCCTTTATGACAGTGGATGAAATAGGCATCGCGGATAACGGCGCGTTTTGTCGCTTCCGGCCACTTTTCATCCCACCTGTCGACCGAAAACGCCCACGCCAGCCACGGCAGCAGATTTGCCGGGCAGGTGTCCGGGTTCCACAGCTCACGAATACTGACCGGCGTTTTTTCAATTTCCGCACAGGCTTTTGCGGCGGCAACTTCAAGCAGTGATGAGCCGGTCGGCAGCAGTCGCGAATCACTCATCCGAGCCTCCGGTCACGACGCGGTATTCGGTACAGAAAGACGCCTGCGTACTGTTGAGCACGATGTCGGCCAGTGGTGCAGCCAGTTCGACACGCTGCACACCTTCCACATGCAAAGCGGCATAAATGGCAGACAGACGGATGTCACGCCCCAGCCGGTGCTGTGCCGTGATATACGCTTCCAGTTTTTTCACGGCGGCAGCGCGGATGGGTTCGCTTTCGGGACCAGGGTAAAGGTAAAGCGTGGCGTTTATCTGGTATTCAACGATGGCGGCAGACTGCACGGTCACGCGGTCGGCCACCGGCCTGACGTCCTCGCCATTAAGGGCGTTACGCACCACAGCCAGCAGGTCTTCGGATGCGACACCGTTATTTTCACGTGACAGTACGGAGATGGTGACGCAGGCCGGAGACGGACTGGTGACAGAGATATCCGCGACACGCCCGTCGGCACTGCGACCATGATACTGATAGGCTCCCACCGACCCGGCGACGCTTAAGCCCTCAAACGCCTGCTGAATACGCAGACGATAATCGGTGTCAGATTCCATCACTGCCGGTGTCGGCGGGATAGTCGAATCATCTGCCGGAGTGATAATCAGGCGCGTGGTGTTGTAATTGGCACCAATCACATCAAGGTCATTACCGGCGGCACAGGCCAGCATCACCGCCCGTGCGGCCTCATTCACACGCTGACGCCAGATAAGCTCACGATAAGCATTTTCCTCCAGCAGTTTGACGAGAGGCTCGGATTCCAGCGTCAGGGTACGGGCGACCGCCTCCTGCTGGTCTTCCGGGTAAAGGGAAATCAGTGTCGCCTTGCGTTCGGCGAGAATGGTTTCAAAGTCCAGCTCCTCGACCACATCCGGTGCGGGTAGCTGGTTCAGGTCGATAATCGGCATGGTTTCAACTCACAGGGATGGTTAACGAAAGTGGCTGGCCGGTGTCGTTGTGCTGACCTGTTAACGTGACCGTCATTCGCCCGTCAAAACTGCGCGCCGTGGTGACGGATGACAGGGTGACGCGGGGTTCCCATTTCAGCACCGCCATGTAACAGGCGACCTTAATCTGCAACTCAAGCGCCGGAGTCTGCGGCTGGTCAATCATTGACGCCAGCAACGAGCCGTAATCACGACGCATCACCCGTGAGCCGACCGGTGTGCGCAGGATATCGCCGATACTCTGGCTGATATGCTCAAGGTCAATGACCGTCAGGCCATCACTGCGATTCATTCCGAGATAACGCGCTGTCATAAAGGACTCCCGGTTGTGCCGCCGCTGTCGCCGGGGTGTTTGTGGGTATGCAGTACCTTACCGTTTGATGAGAGTTCACCGCCGGTGTGTTCAATGTTGCCGCGCATCGTCCCGCCCTTCTGCACTTCCAGCGTGCCGGTAGTCAGTTTGTTAGTGCAGACCACTTCCGGTGTGTCCAGGGTGACACGGGTTGACGCTTTCACCGTGACCACCGGCACCGTGGCGGTAACAGAATCAGAAGCCGTCACGCTGGCCGTTTTAATTCCGCTTACCGTGAGTGCACTGGTTTCGGGTTCATACTCAATCACCGCCCCGTCAGGGAAACGGATATGCAGGGCATCCGCCGACGCAGACGGCGCAGGGTTATCGCCGGAATAAATCCCCGGCAGAACGAACGCCGTGTCGAGTTCACCGCCCACGGCCAGAATCAGCACCTGCTCCCCCACGGAAGGTGCCCACCATGTGCGCGAACGCCCGGCACGACAGGTCAGCCACTGAAGCCAGTCGGTGCACATGCCGCCGGTCTGCACACGGCAGCGACCGGCGTTAAGGTCGGTTTCGACGACAAGGCCGGTGCGAATCATGTTGCGCAGTGCGCGCGCGAGTTCCTGAATATTTGCGAGAGTGTTCATAACGGGAAGGATGCCGCCGGGTCATACCGGCGGCAATGTGACGATGAGGTGTCAGGAATGGCACAACTAACGGTCGAGGTGAGCCAGGATAATCTCTTCAATCATCTGCACATCCTCACTGGTAAAGCCGAGCAGAGGACGCGCCGGATAATCAATTTTCTTACCGTCTTTCCGGTTTTCTTCCGACAGACCGAACTGATGCACGCTGGCGATTTTCGGTGACTTCCCGCCGTAAAACTCCATTGATGCCTGTTCCGGGCTGGCGCGGATATGCAAAAAACGACTGGTGATAAGTTTCGCAAACATTTTTCGCTTAACACGACCAGTCTTTTTTCTGGCGCTCTGCTGCTGGCGTGGCGCGTAGGGTGTGCCGTCCGGGGCTTTCTGAGCCATCACCCGACGCTGCTGACTCTGCCGCAGACGTTTCGCCAGTTCGGCGCTCAGTCGCCGACGCCCTGACGGTGACAGCGATTCAGTCAGTCCGGTCAGCCGGTCTTCAAAACGCTTAAACTCATTCATCCCACTTGCTCACCAGTTCGCCATTGATATAAAGCTCCACCGGGCGGGTGACCGGCTCCGGCGGCGTGGGTTCCGGGATATTCTTCACATGCAGTGCGCCGTCAACCTCACTGACCAGCGTGCGCTCGGTCAGCATCAGGCTGATACTGATATCAAAGCTGCTGTCATTGTTGATGTCCGCATAAAACGTGAAGCCCTTTTTCTGGCCTTCGTCGGTGGTCATGATGTCGGGCTGATTTTCCCGCAGCCACGCCAGCACCGGCACAATGAGCAGGTCAAAATCACCGGTAAAGTCGGTCACAATGACATTGAGCGTGTAACGCTTTTCGAATGACAACGACGCCGCCAGCGTGGAGGCAATACTCCCGTTATCCACGAATATCCGCAGCATATCGGGACTGGTTTTCAGCACCGTGACGGCATCAGTCAGCGCCCTGCGCAGGCTGTCGGGTTTGAGCATCGTTTTCGTCCTGACAGTGTTTAATCATTTTTACCTGGCTGGCACAGCGTGCCAGCGCGTTCTCAAGCTGCCGGATATCGGCACTTAAATCACCGTTCGTCTCCGGGTCACTGCCCGGCATCGGGCAAAGGCTCACTTTCGGGCAGGCGTTGTGGACAATCACTGGCGTCGGTGCAGGCCGGGCGCTGGTGCAACCGGCGCACAGCATCAGGCAGGTCAGCACCGTACCAGCGGCGAAAATCTTCGTTTTCATTGAGTAACCTCGTGATGGTTTTCTCGCGCTGTGCTTCACGCTTCGCGGCGTTCTCCAGTTCCTGACGCAGTGCCACCTGCGCCAGCTCGTTTTTTTCTGCCCTGGTGAGCGCAACATGAAGCTGATTTTTCAGCATGGTGATGGTCGTCTGCTGCCCGCTGGCGACGCTGTTCGCCCTGTCCAGTGAGGTGCGCAGGCTGGCGTTTTCATGCTTCGCCAGAAACAGCCCCGCCACCGCCAGTGATAACAACACAACCAGCACAATCATCAGCTTTGACATGGTTCCCGCCCCTCAAAACGCTGACGACAGGCCGTACGTATCAGCCGGAAGAACACCGACACCACGAGGTAAATCAGCGCGGTAAAAATCCACCCGGCAGCGACCAGCGAGATAAACGTCGCCACCATCACCACCAGAGCCGCCGCCCGTCTGCGCCACGGCACCGGCTGCAAAAACAGCGACGCGACAATCTTCACGGCCAGCGATTCCGGCGGCAGCTCCCGCCCGTAGCGTTCCAGCACATACTCAGTGGCATACACGCCGACACCACCGGCAACCACACAGATAACCGTCGCCAGAATCGCCCAGGCAGCGACAAAACTGACGGCCACGCTCTGCGGGTAAATCAGGGACAGTGCCAGCATCAGCGCCAGCGACACGTTCAGCATCAGTGAAAGGGATAATTTCTTCATGGTGTTTACTCCGTTTAAGCCGGTACGCCGCCAGTGGTACGCCAGACGGTGACCAGTTTTTCCAGTGAATGCTCACGCTGACCGTAACCGGCACCCGGCAGGGACGCCCAGATATTGCGACAGCGTGAAATGGCGCGCTCAATGCGTCCCGCCCGGATGTCATCCAGTGCACCGCGTTCGCGGATCAACTGAATGGCGAGTCTGTCCTGTGACAACGGACTGAAATCAGGCAGGGCAAGCTGTTTACGGTAGTGCGGCCAGAACAGGTAAAGCTGCTGATAGCGACCGGAGGCCGTGGATTTTTCACCGCGACGGTTAAACACCTTCGCTGGTCGGCCATGTGCGAACGGGTGGTCACTGTAGTCGGTGAAAATTTCCGGCTTTCCGTCCAGTCCGGTGACTATCACGTCATAGCCCCGGTTTTTCGTCAGCGGATGATTCGCCGTCCCTTCGGACACGGCCAGCATGTCGAGAAAGGCGGCGATATTCTGATGCGTGTTAATTACCGGCATTACGGTTTCCCCCTGCCCTTAAAACGGCGCTGAATGGCAATCTCAATCACCTGATAGCCGGCGATACCCAGCATGGAGCCGATGCCGCACACCGCAGGCAGTGACAGGTCAGGAAACTGCACCAGAACAACACCGGCAACCATCGAGACAAAACCACCGAGCAACATGCGCCCGATAAACAGACGCGGGGTGATGGGTTCACCACCGGCAAGCACCTTGCCGACAACAATCAGCACCCCAATCATGAAAAGCGACAGGACGCTTTTTTCTTCTGCTGTCATGCGTTACTCCCACAGATTGACAGTTTCAGCCACGGGCGCGGTCTGAACGTCGGGCAGTTCGACGGCGGTGCCGTGCGGCAGCACCGCACCCAGTTCAGCCAGTCCCGGATTTGCGGCGAGCACGGCCTCGACCACGCCCTCAGTGCGCCCGTAATACCGGACACAGATGGCGTCGAGCGTGTCGCCCTGTAGCGCAAAGGTCTTCATCAGATTTGACTCACGATGCAGCGCGGCTTGCCCTGGATGCGCGCCACTGCCCAGCGCATATCCCGCCACAGCTCATCAATGGTGCTGTCAATGCTGTCGGCCTTCTTGTCGCCTTTCGCACTGGCATCCACACCGCGATAACGTTCATAAAGCGACGCGGTCGCCATCGCACACACGGCGCGCTCGTAGTAAAAAACTTTGATGCTTTCACCGTCGATGTCGTCCGCCGGGACGTCCGCCAGACGCGTAAAACCGGCGGCAATTTTCTGTTCGCGGTACTCGTACAGCTCCGCATTCGTCTCCGCCATGCCTGACTTGATGGCCTCACGCAGACGGGCGGGGGCGACGGTCTGCTCAAGGCGCATACGTTCCCGGACGCGCTTCGGGTCGATATCGGGAAAAAAGAACGTGTTTTTAATCACCGGCTCGTCGCCTGCCGGTTGCGGGATGACCACCGTACCCTCACCGGACACGGGAGCCTCCTTTCGCGGAATAATCAGCGTCATCAT